CCTCAACAATGATGTGGGAGACGGGGTAGCCCATCTGGTCGGCTCGTTCCACCCATTCTTCCAGCACACCAGAGTATTTGCCGCTGGACAGTTCGTAGCCGAGCAGGTCTTCGGCGGTGAGTTTGACTCGTTCCAGGTCAACGACGTGATACAGGCCGATGTCGGGTTGGACGACCGTCCAGATCACACCCCAAAAGTTTGCGGGTGACGGGTCAACCGAAATGATCGACACCCACGGTTGGGTCAGGTTGCGTGGTATCCAACCTGGCTGGCGGTCACGGTCAATACAGCCCTCATAGAACACGCCGTCCATGCCGACACCCCCGGTCAGCATCGTGCGTTCAACCAACTGGTAGTCGGTGTCAATGTTTTCTTGCTGGTAGACGACACGAAACTTGTTTGGTTGGTTGTGTTTGATGAACGACAGGTCTTTCCAGGGGAGACGCACCGGGTCGAGTAGAGGGCCGTTCGGCCAGGCAGGATGATCTTTCCGTCTGGTTTTGGGGCCTTCGTCCAGTTCTTCGTAATACGCCTTGTAGGTGATGTGATGGTATTTCTGTTTCTTCACCGGGTCTTTCAGGCTGTCTTCGGCGGTCATGTCTTCGCCGTCGTCCTCGTCGATTTCGTCGTAGGTGACTTTGTTGAGACAATGGGCGTACAGGTCGCCGGGGCCGAGCCTCTGACCGATCACCGCCACCAAACCTCCTGGGTCGCAGCGGGCTTCCGCCATCGAATCCCACCGTTCCAACAGCCGATCCCTAGATACGGACTCTTTCGCGTTCTCCGGGGACGCCACGTCGTCAAACAGACATAGATCGGCTCGGTGGCCGATGAACTCGGCGTCAATACCGTAAGCCGACACGGTGGGTTCCTTGTTGTCCAACCCTTGTAAACCCATTTGTTCAACAATGAATTCTTCGGCACGCCACAAAGAGCCGGAGGCGGTGGGTTTGAACTTGCCGTAATCCTGGGCGAGACACCCTTCGGCGTCCACCGCCAAACCTTTCTTCACCAACTCGGGGTCTGCGATGTACCTGGTGGGGCGTTCCAAGGTTTCTCGGATACGACGCGAATACATCTTCGCCAAAGTGCCGGAGATCGACCCGTACAAAACTCGGATCGCCCGGTTTCGGACAATACACCACACCGCGACATCGTGAAACAGGGTGGATTTGCCTGCACCGGGAGGACAGTTCAACACCAGGAACTCTTTTTCCTCGGATTCCAGGTACTCGACAATGCGATATGCGGCTTCTACCTGCCACGGTGACGGGACACGCCCCAGGTAGACACGTCGGAAGTAGTCGAAATCGTCCCAGCCACGTTTCGCCCGCTCCGAAAGACGCTCATATGGGATGACTGGGGGTAATTCAGCGATCTGATCCAAGTCGGCGCGCAGTTCATCCAACTGTTTCCCGCCACGATTCGCCTTATAGCCCGCCTTCTTCTCTTCAAAGTTCGCTGCCGCCAGGTTCGCTTGCAGGGTTTTCTGTTTCGCCACCCACTTCTGGCCCGTGTTGTAGTGAATACCGGCAATCTTGCAGGCTTCCTTGATAGAGATACCGGCATTGATCGACGCCCAAAACCGAACCTTGTCTTCGGCTGGAACATCACGGCGTCCAGAGAACTCGTTGCCACTCATTTCACTCCAGTATATGAGAAGCCCCCGACCTCTGCGTCCAAAGGTGGGGGCTTCTCTGTGTGGGGTTGCTACGAACGGACTAAGAGTAATCGTGGAGAAAGGAAATCCACTCGCCCCAGGAGAAGCGAACGCCCGTGCAAAATCATCATACCACTTGACGGGAAGAACGCAAGTGGTAAGATCAATTTGTCGATGTGGGGTCGGCGCACATAGTCAGCAAGTACAACCCAGGAGCCAAAATTGAAAGTAACTGCGAACGAGCATTTTGCACTTATCCCCGAATGGGTGCTGTACGCCGACATCAGCCCCGCCGCCAAAGTCGTTTACTGCGTCCTACATCGGTATGCGAACAGCAACGGCAAATGTTTCCCAAGTAGGAAATCTATTTCCGCTAAAGCGGGCATCGGACTGTCAACCCTCGACCGGGCCATCGACGACCTAGTAGCCCTAGAAGCCGTCAAGGTGAAACGGCGCACCAACGAAACCGGAAGCCCGACCAGCAACGAATATACCGTCATTGTGAATAGACCTACCCCCGATTTGAATAGACCCCCTATCGAAAATGAACAGACCCCTCTATTCAAATCCGATAACCAAACCAAAGCCATATTGAACCAAAGCCAAGAACCAATATCTTCATCATCCAAAGATGATGGATTCGACGACTTCTGGACTATCTACCCCAGGAAAGTCGGCAAAGGAGCAGCCCGCAAAGCCTGGAAAACCGCCCTCAAAAAAGCCCCGAAAGAAACCATCCTCAACAGCCTCGCCACCTACCAGGCGATCCGCCGCAACGAAGACCCCAGTTACACAGCCCACCCAGCCACCTGGCTCAACGCCGAAAGATGGGACGACGAAATGACCAACCCCGAAACCCCCCAACCCGAAACCCCCCAACCCAACATCCCCGCCTGGGTGCCATGCGACCAATGCGCCGGAGGATGGGTCTACGAAACCGACGACCAAGGCTACGAATACGCCCGACCCTGCATCTGCCGACCATGATCATCACCCTCGAACCCTGGGAATACGAACACGCCTGCAACGTTGGCATACGCCGCTACACAGCCAACTGGACAAAACCCAACGCCCCCCACTACAAACAAGAACACATGGAAGACGACCGCACCGCCCAAGTCGCCGCAGCCATCTGCGAACTAGCCGTCGCCAAACACACCAACCGCTACTGGCACGCCCACATCTGGCACCACACAGACCACCACAAATACCGAAACCTCCCCGACGTAGGACACAACATCGAAGTCCGACGCATCCGCACCCAAAAAGCAGCCGCCATACGCCGCCACCAACTCAACAAAAACCTCGTCCTCTACGTCGCAGAAACCCACCCACCCGAACTACGCCAAGTCACCCTCCACGGCTGGATCAAATACGACGAAGCATGGCCCCAAGCCCAACCCACCAAATACGACCCCGACAACACCCGCAGCATCACCACCGACAAACTCAACAAACCATGACACCCGACGAAATCAACGACCAACTCCTCGACGAACTCATCCGATGGAGAAACCAATCAAAAACCTGGGAACAAGTCGCCCACCAACTCGCAGACGCCATCACCAAAAACGATAAAATCCCCGAAACTATCGCTGTTTACAATAGGCAAGTACGCAACAAATACCGCGCACCACGTGTAAAATAAACCCAGCGGTCAGATCACTCCCCCAGATCTGGCCGCTACACAACCCCCATCGAACATTCGGTTGGCGTACCCTCGTTGCACAGGGCGGGCCTCACACACGGGAACGTGGGTAGAACTCTCATACCCCAACGCATAGAACCCACGAACGTCAGGGTAGGAAGACGAGAGTGGCACGAACCCGCGAGGGCGAAACAAACAAACAAGTCGTGAGCCGCGACACAAAACAAAGGCCGGGACACCGACAGGGCAACCGGTGGGGTGGACAAAAAACCTCTCGTTATCTTCCCTCCCCGCAAGCCTCGCTACCGCACCCACCACAAACCAAACCCACCAACAAAACCACACGCCCCCACAACCAGAAAACAACACATCTCGGTAAACGATAATATGTATATCCCGGGGCGGAGCCCCTCGGCAGACCACCGGTTCGTAGAACCGGTGAGACCAGGACAGTTACGCCGATAACATTCATTATGACACTACCGCAGGTCACAGCGTTGCTGACCTCGGCACCCCTGGCCCCCCTTCTAAAGCCCGATCAGCACACCCCCCTCTTGTTAGGCGAACCTAACGTGTTAGGTGTCCCTGACAAGGACTGCGCCTAGGTTGTTGGGGTTGTGGTGTGGTTGGTTGGGGTGTGTCGAATGTCACATGATTTGGGGTTGACAGGGTGTGGGGGTGTTGGTAGGGTGTGGTCATCGAGGTTGGGACGTGGGGTCTCGACCAGACAGAGAGAGGACAGACATGATAGATGACGGTGTGCGTCTCGTGGTGAGTGAGTGCGAGTGGATGGCGGGGTGCCGTAGGGTGCCTGCCCATGTGGTAGCCCATGCGGTGCTAGGTCAGGTGTTGACGTGTGCGGACTGTGTGCGCCGGTTCGACCTTGACGATGTGGTGCTCGGTGACCTGATCGAGGTCGAGGCATGAGCGTGGCAGAGATGGCCCGAGTGATCGGCAAGACTGGCACGGTGTCGGTCGATGTGTCGGGCGGTGCTGGTTGGTTGGTGCCGTGTGAGGTGGTGGATGTGCGTCAGGTGTGGGGGCGTGTCCAGTATCGGGTGAGCCCTGTCGGGTCGGACGGTGAGCCGGTGTGGGTCGAGTCGAGTCGAGTGGCGGTGTCGGCGTGACTTACTTGATCGGGGTTCGCCATTCGTCAGGGCGAAAGGTTCGTGACTTCTATCGGAACGTCAGGCAGGCCCGTGATCACGTCACGCTTGTCAAGACTTACCGCAGGGAGCAGGCGAAGGGTTTTGGCTTGCTCGACGAGGCTGAGGCGGTGCGGGATTCGTTGGCTCGGCGGTTTCCTGGCCTGGTGTTCACGATCGTCGAGGTGACTGACTGACACGGTGACCCTGCCCTAGTGGGTGCGTTCGAGTGCGATTCTCGGACAGGGTGCGAGGTTTCGGCGTGGGGTCGAGGCCACAACAGAAAGGACAGAGAGATGAGAGACGGCGATCCTTTGACGGATGACGAGAGGCTTGTTCTGGCGCAGGAGTCGGCACTCGTGCTTCACGAACAAATCCACGACCTGGAAAGGTTGCTCGGGCAGATCAGGTCGAACCTGGCGGTCAGGATGGCGGAGTCATACCAGGACGCCGAAAAACTGAAGACGCTGGTTCGGTACAAGCGTTCCGAGGTTCGGGGCGTCGTGGTGGATTGGGAATACAAGGCCTACCCTCGTCAGGTGTGACGCTTGTCACCTTGACACCCTCGCCCTAGTGGGTTAGGTTCGGTGCGATCCCGAGCCGAGGGACTGCCAGCGTGGGGCTGGCTACAACGAAAGGACACAGACAATGAGAACAACAACGACCACGGCGGACGTGATCCGTCAAGCGTTCGAGTACTGGGGGCAGGTTCCGGCCTTGTATCCCGCTTGCTCGACCGACGAACTACAGCGAAACTACGAGAACCAGTCAGGCCCGACTCATTGGTTCGACGCTGATACCTTGCGGTTTTTCGGGTCACGGAACCGTCACCTAGTCCGTCCTGGTGTGATGGTTGAGACACAGACCAAAGCCCCTGAAGGTGTGGGGCGTTACACGGTGACGGCGTGGGTGATCGACGAGACTGCCCCCCGTGACCATCGGACGATGGGACGGATCAGCCCGCACAAGGTGGGGACGTTCCACTCGTTGCGTGAGGCTCGCCGGTTTGCGGTTGAGGTTTCTGACTGGTGGGTTGAGGCGATGAAGAACACGGAGGTGGCCCGATGATCCGGCACGACTTGTACTCCCTTGACGAGGAAGAGAGCGAGATCGTCGCTCATGAGATCATCACTCAGATGGGCCTAGCCGAACACGCCATCCAGACCTTCATGATGGATACGTCACCGGAGGATCTCGAACAACTCCGAGAGATCGTCGCCTCGGTAGATCGTCGGTTCTCCGATAAGCAACTCCACGCCTCCGATGAGAACGTCGGGAGACGCTACGGGACGCCCTGGCCGAGAAGCGTATTCACCGACCTGCGACTCGTAATCCATCTCGTGTATCTCGGTGCTATGGATCAGAGCCGACCTGAGTACTGGGAGATGCTCGGTATGCCAGAGAGCGAGGGTCTCGCTGAGATGCGTCAGCGCACCTGCGATCGGATTCGTCCCCTGGAGGCGAGTCTGGACGCCACGCTAAAGGAGGTGGTGTCGTGACTGCTCATCATGGGAAACGGCAGGCGATCTATCGGGCGACGATGGCAGGGACGGCGGTGACGTGTGAGTCGTGTGGCCGTCAGGTGGTGGTGCGTGGCCCCGTGTCGAAGGTGGTGGACTCGCTCGGCTGGTGGCGTGCTGATCACGATTTGATCTTGTGCGATGGGTG